AACCGATTATTTACTTGTTATGAGCGATAGCGTCAAGCCAGTAGACGTGATTGATCCACTCTACGACAAGGGACTACGTGGAGCATTGGTAGATAGTTACAACTATATTCCAGGGCGCACACGTTCAACTTTTGATTTCAGTTCAGCAGGGTTTCCTGACGGGATTGGATACGCACTAACAGGCTTACTTGGCGCTTGCGCAACAACAGGAGCCTCAGCACCTTTCACGCACACAATCTCATTGAAGAACAGCCTTACAGCAGCGGCAGACGCTCAGCCACTCTCATACACAATCACTGATTTTTATGCAGCAGCGGTGCGCGCCTATCCTGGCCTGCAATTTACTGATTTCTCATTGAAGTTCAATGCTGACGGATTGTTGGAGTATGACGCAAAGACAACAGGATTTGCTTCAGGATCAGCCTCAACCCCAACGCCTACTTTCAGCACAATCTTGCCAACACCAGTTTGGACAGGTACAGTGTCAATTGGTGGATCTCCAGTATCAACAGCAGTGTCAGGCAACATTGATATGAAGCGTCCAGTGACGCCTATTTACGGTATTGCTAACACTCAAAACCCTTACTCAGTGTTTGTGGGCGCGTTGGAGACAACAGGCAAGTTTACTTTCGTAATGGAAGACAATACTGAACTCACACGCTTCCTCACCAACACTCAGCCAGCAATTGTGCTGAACTGGAGTCAAGGCGCAAGTGCAGCGCTCACTCAGATCCAAGCCACAATCACAAAGGGCGCTTACACAGCAGCAGTGATTGAGCGCGGTTCAGATTACGTGCAAGTCACCATTGACCTCAACGCTCAGGGTAATACCACTGACGCTGGAGCCAGCGGTGGATTTGGTAATATCAAGTGGGAACTCAAAAACGCAAAAGCATCAGGTACGTACATCTAAATAGATCCAAGCATTGGGGCGGTCAGGTTGATCGTTGAATTGCCTTCCAGCGATCCCGCGCCCCAATGCCCTATCTAGTACAATAAAATGAAGGCAAACCAACAATGGAGGCACAAATGTCTAAGAAAATATCATTACCGTCAGGCGCAACAGTAACTTTCAAAGATCCCAATTCACTACGTATCAAAGACCGCAAAAAGGTTATGCGCGTGACAGATGAGGCTGAGGGCGGGGATCTATCCAAAGCAATGGCGCTAACAGACGCGCTATTGGCAATGCTGATTGAGGATTGGTCATTTGATTTGATTATCCCGTCAGTCAAGGTAGACACACTGGGCGAACTCACAATGGAAGATTACGATTTTCTAGTTGAAGAAACAAAAGACGCGCAAAAGTCTCTGTTCCCAAAATTGGGTCAAACAGAAGAGACTGAGGCAGACCCAAAAGCCCCTACCGACAACTTGAACGCCTAAAATGGGTAATCAAGGGGGGTCAAAGGCACGCTGATTTTGTCTACCCAGATGAGCAATGGTTTTACTTCCAATTTGCTGATCGGTTTGGTTGGACACCTGACCAAGTAGACGATTTACCTGCTGGTACGGCTGATTGGCTTATTTCAATTGCTGCAACGGTGGAGAGAGCAAAAGCAGAAAGGGCAGATGAGTAATGGGCGCAGTAGTCATACGAAATCTTGCTGAAGTTTTGGCTGGCCTAGAGGTTCAAGAAGATAGAATTGAACAGGCTGCTCAATCCGCTATTGCCACGGCTGGTTTTGCTATTCAACGTCAAGCGCAAATCAACGCCAACACGGGAACTCACTCCAAAAAAACTGGACACATATCTGGCACTGGGCCTGGACCAAACGTAGTCACAGGTGCATTACGCAGATCTATACGCACTGACGTCAAATACGGTTTTGGTAATTATATTGCGGTTGTCGGAGCAAGCACAGAGTACGCTAGGGCTGTTGAATTAGGCTCACCGCGTTGGAAGAGTGGAGTAAAATACCCTTACCTAGCGCCTGCTGCTACTCAACTGATCCTTAACGGATCTTTGAATAGGATCTTTACAGCAGCATTTATTAAAGCAGTGAAGGGATAGCAATGAGCAACGCAATCCCGCCAATTCTGGTTCAAATTGCCGCAGACGTATCTCAACTCAAAGCAGGGCTGGCTCAGGCCCAATCAAGCATTAAAGGTATGGATAGCAGTGTTCAAACCGCCAATACAGGTATGCAAAATATGCTTGCAAGCGCCAAAAAAATGGCGGGGACAATCGGCGTTGCGTTTGCTGCAACTCAGGTAGTTCAATTTGGCAAAGACGTAGTTATGTCTGCGTCAAGTATGGCTGAGTCTGTATCAAAGGTCAATGTTGTATTTGGCGAGAGCGCAGAAGCGGTTTTTAAGTTTGGTGACGCTGCTGCAAAGAATATGGGTATGTCTAATCAGGCCGCAATTGAAGCAGCAGGAACTTACGGCAACTTATTTCAGGCGTTTGGAATTGGGCAAGGCAAGGCAAATGAAATGTCTACCACGCTGGTTCAACTTGCTGCTGACTTAGGATCTTTCAATAACACGTCTACTGAAGAAGCAATCAACGCATTGCGTTCAGGACTATCGGGTGAGACTGAGCCGCTAAAACGATTTGGTGTGGCAATAAACGAAACAACACTCAAAGCAAAAGCGCTTGAAATGGGATTTGGCGCAATCAAGGGCGCAATGGATCCTGCAATGAAGGCCCAGGTAACGTATGCGCTGGTAATGGAGCAGACCAAACTTGCGCAAGGCGATTACGCGCGCACAGCAGACGGCACAGCCAACACAATGAAAACCCTCAGCGCTCAGTTTGCTGACGCCAAGGTAGCCATAGGCGATATTCTTTTGCCAGCGTTCAATGCGTTGCTAAGCGTGTTCAAGGTTGCTATACCAATCCTTAAAAGTTTGGCCGATTTTGTTAAAAGGAACAAGGATCTATTTGGGGCGCTGGCTATCGGCGTGGGCGTTGCTGCAACCGCATTTGTTGTTTACAAGGCCGTAATTATTGCCTCAACCACCGCCACAAAGTTATTTGCAGTAGCACAGGTGATTATGAAGGGCGGTCAATTAGCGTCCATTGCCTCAACCAACACCCTTGCAGCGTCAATGCTCAAACTCAATGCCGCTATGAGAAATAATCCTATTGGCCTAATTGTCACTGGTATTGCTTTGCTGATTGCAGGATTTGTGCTTGCGTACAAAAAGTCTGAGACGTTCAGAAATATCGTTGGCACTGTTGCAAAGGCTATTTTGACCTACGTAGCATTTATGATCCGTGCTTGGGGCGATATGATTACTACTATTATGAAAGTGGTCACTGGACCACTCAGACTGTTTTTAACGGTTATGTCCAAGTTGCCTGGCGTTGGCGGTGCAGCAAAATCTGGATTGAAAATGATTGACGGCGCAATTGAAGGTGTTGGCGATTTTGCTGAGAAAACTGCACTGAAGATTGAAGGTTTGAAAGGCAAGGTAGATGAATTTACCAAATCTGCAAATGAGTCTGCCAAAGCGGGTAAGGATAAAGGCGGCAAGGGCGGCAAGGGTGGCAAGGGTGACAAAGAGGATCCACCTGGGCTAACTGCTGAACAAATTGCTACTGCCAAAAAGAGGGCTGAGGACATTAAGAAAACTTTGAAAGATGTGGCTGAAGTCTATAAAGATATGAACAAGGTCATTGCAGACTCACAGGAAAGAGTGGCTGAGGCTACCGAGAGACGTGATGAAGGGATTGCCAAGGCCAACAAAAAATACAAAGAAGAGATTGAAAAGGCCAACAAGCAATTTAACGAGACTATTGCCAAAGAGGATAAGAGACTATTAGAGGCTACTGCTGCTGCTTACAAGCGCAACAAAGAGCAACTGGAGTCAATCAACAAGGATTACGCTAAGCGCACTACTGACATTGAAGAGAAACTTCAAGAGACTATTGCCAATGTGCGTCAAAAGGCTGCTGATAAATCTGCTGACCTTATGCAAAAGGCTGCTGACAAGCAACAGGACATAATCCAAAAGTCAATGGATCGTTTGCGCAATGCCTTCAGTTCAAAAACAGGCTTCAGTCTGGTAGACGCGTTTGGCAAAGAGGGTGCAACGGGCGAACAACTACTTTCTTCACTAACGTCACAAATAAACGCAAGCAAAAACCTGGCTGAAAAAGCGGCTTTTTTGCAGGCTAACGGGTTCAGCCAGACCTTTATTGAACAAGTTGTGAGCGCTGGGCCAGAGGTAGGCAATGAACTGGCAGACTCAATCCTTAACGCCTCACCTGAAACAATACAAGCGCTTAACGCGTCATTTATTGAAATGGAAAAGGTGTCAGATCACGGGCTTGACGCATTAGCCAAATCTATGAACACAGGGGCAAACCTAGCAACAGAGGAACTGCGCACTGCTTACGCTGAGGTTGCAGTGGATCTCAAAGCGTCACTGGCTGAAGTAAACGTAGAAATGACCAAGTCTCTGGCTGAAGCAAATGAAAATTACAGCAAAGCAATGGCTGAGGCTAAGACTATCCGTGATGAAAAATTGGCTGAGGCCGCAAAAGATCTTATGGAGTCGCTGGCTGAAGCAGACAAGAATTACAAAGAGGCTGTTGCTGAAGCGCAAAAATCATTAAAAGAAGCACTGGCTGAGTCTGCTGTAAACTTGACAGACGCGCTTGCTGACGTGCAGAAAACCTACAATGAGGCGCTGGACGATATTGCCAAGGACACAAAAGAAAAGATTGACGCGCTCAAAGAGAAATTAACAGAGTTAGCGGCAACACTGAAAGAATTAGGAGCAAAGCAGGCTGCAATAGATATTCTCAAAAACGCGCCTACATATACGCCTGAAACTGGAGTAATTGAAAAGCCTGTTGTTGTGACCCCTGACGTGTACGCAAGAGGTGGCAGAATTGACTCAGCAGGTAACTACAATGCGTACAATCCTGAAATGGCGTTGGCAATGGGCGGTGGGCGCGGTGCAATTACAGTCAATCAAAACATCTCCTATCCAAATGCCAGCGCAAACGATATTTCAGACAAAACCTTATCGGCAATTAAATTTGGCACGGCGGTAAGTCCATAATGCCAATTCTTACAAATAGTTACTCATTCTCTTTTGCTGGGATTACCTTTGGTGGCGCTGGATCTCCCTATCAGATCCTGTCTGTTGAAGGCTTAGAGGGTTTGCCTGGGATCCGCAATCAAGATGATGACCGTGGCTACGCTGACGGTATGTTTTCAGGGCGCGATTTTCTAGCAGGGCGCTCAATCTCAATCACTTTTCAGACTTTTGGATCAGGTGCAACCTCAGCACAGACCAACTTCAACACAATTCAAGCCAAGTTGCTGCCTCAGACTTCAGGCACAACACCTTTGTATTTTATCTTGCCACCTTCAGGAGAACAGTTTGTCAATGCCCGTGTTCGCGTGTTGCGCACCTCAGTAGATCCTGATTATACCTACGGTATGATTACGTCTCAGGTTGAGTTTTTTTGCCCTGATCCAAATTACTATGACTCAACGCTGCAAACTGCTGCAATGGTGGTATCGGATCCACCAGGGCGCACCTACAATCGCACGTACAATCTAGTTTACGGCTCAGGATCTTACGCAACCACAACCAACATCGTAAATAACGGCTGGGCTACGACCTATCCAACAGTCACACTCACTGGGCCAATCACCAACCCCACGCTGGGCAACGTCACCACAGGCGATTATTTATTGTTGTCAGGCACTTTTGCTAACACAGATACTTTGGTCATTGACTTGTACAATAAACTGATCACCCTCAACGGGGTATCTGCCCGTAATCTATTGTCCACAGGCACTTGGTTTGACGCACCACCAGGCACTTCGCAGTATTATTTGACAGGATCTTTTACCACTGCTTTACTCACTACGGCAACCGTAGCGTGGTACAGCGCATACATCTAGGAGAAAACAATGGCATTACGTACACCACCCAGTTGGTTGCAAAACGGATCCCACCCAGCCGAAAATGACCGCCTATCAATGCAGTCAATTATTGCTACAACAGGAATTATCGGCACGTCTTCTCTGGCTGTATCGCAAGCAGGAACCCCAGGAATGGCGGTTCAAGTTGCAGCAGGTTGGGGCGCAATAGTAGGTAACTTCACAACCAATATGGGCGTGTACCAATTTTACAATGACGCAGCAACTCAACTATCGGTGACGGCTGCGGATCCGACCAACCCAAGAATTGATAAAGTTGTTGTAACTGTGAACGATAGTTACTACGCAGGCGCAACCAACAATGTAACTTTTACTGTTGTGGCAGGAACGCCTGCGGGATCTCCTGTTGCACCAGCCACGCCTACCAACTCACTTTCATTAGCCACTATTGCGGTTGCAGCAGGAGCAACGTCAATTCTCAACGCCAATATAACTGACACACGCGTAAGTGTCACCACAAATCTTCCTGTTGGCGATATAACTGAGGTTCAAGGTGGCACGGGAATTACCGTCACAAGCGGTACTGGCCCAATTCCTTCTGTCGCTATCAATTCATCTGTTGTAACTTTAACTGGCACTCAAACCCTCACTAACAAAACTTTAACCACACCAATTATTTCTTCAATTAGCAATACTGGAACGATCACACTACCTACCAGCACAGACACTTTAGTGGGGCTTGCAACAACCGATACGCTCACAAATAAAACTTTAACCAGCCCAACAACAAACACGGCTACGCACAATAACTCACTGTTGAAATCGCCAGAAGAGCGTTACACAATATCGGCTACTGCTGCAACTGGAACTGTGGCTTTTGATACGCAAACCCAAGGAGTGCTTTATTACACATCAAACGCCTCAGCCAACTTCACGCTTAATTTTACAAATGTGAATTCAAACCTTGCAACAGGCGACTCAATCTCCTGCGTATTCCTGAATACAAACGGCGCTACGGCTTATTATCCAACGGTATTTCAAGTTGATAGCGTTGCAGTAACTCCAAAGTGGTCGGGCGGTACTGCACCAGCCGCAGGTAACGCAAGCGCTATTGACGCATATTCTTTCACTATAATTAAAACGGCAGCATCAACCTTTACGGTGCTTGCAGGTGGGGCGGTGAAGTTCGCGTGAGTCCATTACTAACAGGATTTCCATTCTCAGCAGGTGGATTACCAAAAGCAACGGTAACTGGTACGACAGGTTCACCAACAGTTGATACAACTTCACGCCCAGGTAAAACAATTTACAAGTTTACGGGTTCAGGATCAATCACAATCGGAGTTGCTGGTTCTTGTGAGTATCTAGTTATCGGCGGTGGTTGTAACAACGGCGCAGGCGGCTTGATCTACAACACATCAGCAGTCCTGCCAGCAGGAACTTTGACGGTGACGGTTGGAGCAGGTGCAAGTGGTGGTGCAACCGCAGGTGGGGCTACAGGTGGAAATCCATCGCAGATTAAAGATATTGTGGCGCTTGCTGGCGGCGTTGTTGACTTCTCATCATCAAGCGGCACTTATTCTGTAGGTGGCGGCACGGGTGGTGGTTCAAACGCAACATCCACAACAAGATCGGCATTACTTTCTAACGCGCAAGGAAACAATGGCGGTCAAGGAACAACTGGCTCAATGGGTCCACCGACAATGGGCGGTGGCGGTGGAGCAGGTGGAGCAGGTGGCAATTCCACCGCAGGAAATGGTGGCGCAGGTGGCGCAGGTTCAGCAAACTCAATAACGGGTTCTTCAGTTACTTATGCAGGCGGTGGCGGTGGGTTTGGTTCTTCTTCATCTGGTTCAGGTGCGGCAAGTGTTGCAAACACTGGCAACGGCGGTACAAATGCAAACGGCAATTCAGGTTTCGTAGTAGTAGTGATTGGATAAAAAAATGGCGCACTTTGCAAGAGTAGAGAACGGCAGCGTTTCTCAAGTTATTGTGATTGCAAACGCAGTTTTACTTGACGAAAACGGACAGGAACAAGAGTCAATCGGCGCTGCTTTTTGCAAAGATTTATTTGGTGGAGAGTGGGTGCAGACATCTTACAATGGCAACTTTCGGGGTCAGTTCGCAAACCCTGGTTATCTTTGGGACGGGCAAGAGTTTAAACCCGTACCACCTTTAACATCAACAGAGGAAGTAGTGTGAGTGCCTTTTTATTATTTGAATTTCTGCAAAGCAACGCCTGAGACGCCTTGGGTGGTGAGTGAAACAAATAAAGATCGGACTCAAATGATCTCTCATAGATCCGCCACAGAGTTAGAGATAAATGTGCCTTGCAAAACCTTTGTGGGTAAATTTCATTATTTTCAATGTGAAGGTATAATTACGTGGAGCGGATCCACAGCAATAATAAACCCAGCGAAGGGTAGTGATTAGTGACTACCACATACCGATATTTATTTGCAGATCTACTGACCAACACAATCATTGCTGAGTTACCTTTGACTGGCGTGGGGTTTGGATCTCAACTCAACCAAGCAGGTACATTTCAAGGCCGCATACTTTTGTCGGGTATTGACACAGTAGGTTTTAATATTGCTGATGCAACTATACCCGCCAAGTGCGCTGTCTACGTAGACCGTGACGGGGTGTTGGTTTGGGGCGGGGTAATTTGGGGCCGCAGTTATCAATCCTCAAACCAGACGCTGAGCCTCAACGCGCGTGAATTTGAGTCATACTTTGAACGGCGCAGGATTACTTCAGATCAAGTATTCACCAACGTAGATCAACTCACTATTGCGCAAAATCTTATTTCACTTGCTCAGGGCGTACCGTACGGCAACATTGGGGTTGCAGTGGGCGTGGAGACTTCAGGAGTGTTGCTGTCTAGGGTTTATTACGATTACGAGAAGAAAACCTACTATTCAGCGTTGCAGGATCTCTCACGCGCTGAAAACGGCTTTGACTTTAATATTGACGTGGCGTATGACGGATCAGGTGAGCCAACCAAAACACTTACGCTGGGCTATCCAAGAATTGGCGAAGTGTATTCAGCGTCTAATCCAAGTGCTTTGCTATTTGAGTTCCCTGCTGGCAACGTGGTTGAATACGAGTATCCAGAAGACGGATCTATTGCCGCCAACACTTTGTACGCGTTAGGCGCGGGATCCAATGAAGGTAAATTGGAAGCAACTTATCAAGACACAACTTACCTCACCGCTGGATTTCCATTGCTTGAAGAACAAGCAAATTATTCTGACGTGACTGATGCTGCTTACCTTGCGCAATTGGCTGAGGGTCAAGTCAATGCTGTTGCTTATCCACCCACAATCATTAAAATTGTCGTACCTGCGTTTGTCAATCCCGTTTACGGATCCTACTCAATAGGAGATGACGCAAGATTACGTATCACAGATGAGCGTTTTCCTGCAACTGGTTCAGGCACGGCTGTTCAGGCTGGTTTGGATCAGGTTTACCGTATTGTTGGTATTGAGGTGCAACCTGGAGAAAACGGGCCAGAGCGCGTAACATTGACCTTAACTGAAACAACGAATTGAGGCACTGTGGCGTACATAAATCAATCACCCGATTTACGAGTGCTGTTTGCGGATCTTGAACGTAGATTACGGTTGCTTGAAACTGCAACACGGTTTACTTTCCCTGCTGTAACATCAGACCCTAGTAATCCACGTATTGGTGACGCTTGGTTAAACACAACCAGCAATCTTGCCAAAATTGTGGACGCAAATGGAACTGTACGCGTATTGAACTGGACGTAAAATGACTGTAAATGAGTGGATTGGTTTTGCCGTAGGGGTTTCAACCCTGATTGGTGCGGTTGCAATAGGCGTACGCCACTTGGTCAAAGGATATTTGGCTGAACTTAAACCCAATTCAGGAACAAGTATGCGTGACGAACAAACACGCCAAGGCGACTCAATCAAGCGCTTAGAGGCACGTGTGGACTCAATCTACGATTTATTGTTGGAGAGAAAATGATTGTTATTGACACAGCCAAAGCAGAGTTAGGCTATCAAGAGACGGGCAACAACGATACTAAGTATGGCAAATGGTACGGGTTGAACAATCAACCTTGGTGCGCAATGTTTGTATCGTGGTGCTACGCGCAAGCAAATCTATCTGAAGTAGTTGCAGCCTCAACCAAAAAAGGTTTTGCTTCTTGTGACGCAGGTTTAAAGTGGTTCAGCAAAAAAGGCAAAATTGTCCCTGTGGGTCAGGCGCGCGCGGGGGACATTGTGTTCTTTCAATTTGATACTGACGCTCAGGCAGATCACGTAGGTATTGTGGTCAAAAATGACGGCAAAAAGTATCTTTGGTGCATTGAAGGTAACACTTCAGGAGACGCCAAAGGATCGCAGTCCAACGGGGACGGCGTGTACACAAAGAAACGTGCATACTCATTGGTAATGGGCGTTGCACGTCCATAAGGAGAACAATGACACTTACAAAGAAACACAAGGCAATGCTGGCTTCATACGGGCGCAGTTTCTTGGGCGCAGCGTTGGCTGCTGCAACCGTGGGCGGGTATGACTGGAAAATTATACTTGTGGCTGGTTTGAGCGCGGTAGTACCAGTGGCAATACGCGCACTTAATCCAAATGACGCAGCATTTGGTTTGCTTGCCAAAACAGCAGAGATTGAATTGGACAAATTGGCAAAGAAAACAGCAAAAAAGAAGTAGCAAAAAAGATCCAACCGTCAGCGTGTCTTGCGTTGGCGGTTGGATCTTTTTGCGTTACGCTTGGCCAGGAAAGGCAAACCCCTATGACGCTCAAAGATAGAATTGCCAAAGAGACAGTGCAGCAACCCTGCGCGTACATTGTTATGGTCAATACGATGACAGCAGAGGATCAAAAAGTGCTTGCTGAGGCTTGGGACAAAGGGATCTCTCAAAGAATAATTTTGCGTTCACTGCGCGCTGAGGGATACAAAACAAGCAATGAAGCGATTATGGCTCACAGATCAGGCGCGTGTAGATGCGCGAAATAGACAAAGTGCTTGACAGCAGACAACATCAATACGGATCCGCGCACGAAAACTTTGCGCGCACTGGACGCGGTTGGGGTGCGCTGTTAGGCATTGACGATATACCCGCGTGGCAAGTTGCTTTGATGATGGATTTTTTTAAGTCTGTGCGGTGCGTGGCAAACCCAGCGCACGAAGACAGTTGGATAGACAAGCAAGGTTACACGCAGCACGGATTAGAGATTGCAATGACAGATGAGCCTTAAAGAGCAATTTGATAATTTACCTGAAGATATAGAGAGCAATGACGTGAAAGAGTTACGTCAAGCGCTGATGAGGTTGCAGAAACAATTGCGTCAATCAAAAGAGCGCACCCAGGATCTAGTTGAAGCCTCACACCAAGCAGCGTATGACGCAATGCTGACAATGGGCAAAATTGAATTGGTTGCTGCACCTACGATTGATAAACGCAAAACCAAAGGTGAAGTTGCTTTGTGGCATATGACGGATTGGCAAGGCGCAAAGCGCACTACCTCATACAACAGCGAGATTATGCGCAAGCGTGTTTTGGAGTTTTGCGAGAAAGCAGTGCGCATTACCGAGATCCAACGCGCAGATCACCCTGTTAAAGAAGTGACAATTTGTTTTGGCGGGGATATGGTTGAAGGTTTGTTTAACTTTCCAACGCAAGCATTTGAAGTAGACGCTACCTTGTTTGAGCAGTATGTGAACGTATCCCGATTGTGCGTAGACGTAGTGCGATATGCCCTGACAAATTACGAGAAAGTCACGGTCATTGCAGAGTGGGGTAATCACGGGCGTATAGGATCTAAGCGCGACAACGTGCCACGCTCAGACAATTTTGACCGTATGTGTTACGAACTAGCCCGTCAGTTGCTCCAAGGGGAAAAGCGACTGACGTGGCAAGATTGTCCTGAAGATATACAGCGCGTTGAAATCGGGAATTATCGCGCATTACTTATTCACGGAGATGAGGTTGGCAGAAATGGATTTGCTTCACCAGGTGCAATCGTGCAACACGCAAACAAGTGGCGCTCAGGATCTTACCCGTGGGAGTTCAGAGACGTATACATTGGTCACTACCACACGCACTCAGAGTGGGCAATGGCGAACGGTCAAGGTAGTGTCTATCAAACGGGTAGTACAGAGAGTGACAACAGGTACGCAGGCGTAATGCTTGCTGCAAGTGCAACACCGTCTCAGCGTCTACACTTTATTGACCCAATCAAAGGCAGAGTGACGGCAGTGTATAAAGTGTGGCTAGATTGAAAATACTATCGTTGGGCGCTGGAGTTCAATCAACTACGTTGTTGCTTATGGCGGCAGATAATATGTTGCCCTATCAACTTGATGCTGCAATCTTTGCCGACACGGGGTATGAACCCAAATCTGTGTATCAACATTTGGACAGAATTGAAAGAGAGATAGCAGAGCCAGCAGGCATACCAATTTATCGCGTTTCTGTTGGCAACATCAGAGATGACGCGCTGGATCCTGCTCACGGGTTTGCTTCAATGCCGCTGTTTGTTGTTAAACCAGACGGCAGCAAAGCAATGGCGCGCAGACAATGCACCAGAGAATACAAAGTAAGCCCAATTAAACGCAAGATCAGGGAATTGCTTGGGGCTGAGATTACACCTGAAGGATCTGTTGGCAGAGTGCAGAAAGGCAAATACGTAGAACAGTGGATTGGTATAAGCCTAGATGAGTTGCACCGAGCAAAAGACTCAGACGTGAGTTACATTAAAAATGTCTTTCCACTATTAGACTTGAAAATGACGCGCAAAGATTGTTTGGCAATTTTAGACAAACACGGGTTTGGTCAAACGCCTAAGAGCGCTTGTATTGCTTGCCCGTTTAGAACCAATGAACAATGGCGTGAATTGCGGGATTATTACCCTGAAGAATTTGCTGACGCGGTTGAGTTTGACAAAGATATGAGAGAGTTTCACGCAAGCCAACCCAGAACAAAGAACAATTTGTTTTTTTTGCATAAATCTTTACTGCCGCTGGATCAGGCTGATTTGTCAATTAGATCCCGCAAAGAGATAGCAGAGGATCAAATGGAATTATTTACTTGTTCTCCCTTTTCCTGCAACGGTGACGAAACAGCATACGGCGTTGAAGTGATAGACTTTACCTAATTGTAAACCTTGGCGGCTAATCATCATCTTCATCGTCACCGTCAAACACAAACGGATCTACATTGCGAATATCCATACCAACTAAGGCGCAGTGATCCAGTACGGCTTTGAACAAATCAAGAGCGCGGTTGCCCAGATCTGTCATTTGATCTGGGTAGGAAGACTCGTGTTCAATCTCAACAAATAATTGGTGCAGGCTGATAGTGACCTTGGCGCAGGGCGGGGTGTTGGGTGATTTTGACATACCCCTAGTTTGTCACTGGTTACAAATAATTTCACGCGACTCGCCACGCTCAATCCCTGGCTTTTGTAATTTGTGGCTCATAATTACCCGCAACAGAGCAAAAACTGCTCCCCAACGAAAGGCACACAATGGCAGGTAAGTTTGATCTTGACGCGTATGAGACGGTTGAACTGAGATTACGCAGGCTGTACACCAAGTTCCCTGAAGCAAGAGTTTTGACAGATCTTGTCTTTCACGATGAACGCAGATTTATCGTCAAGGCTGAGGTATATCTCACCCCAGACGATATGAGCCCAACAGCAACGGGCTACGCTGAAGAGATTGTTGGCGCTTCACCCGTCAATCGCACCTCAGCCCTAGAAAATGGAGAGACCAGCGCAATTGGGCGCGCAATCAGTAATTCAGTGCTTTGCTTAGAAGCACCGATTGGTGCACGTCCAAGCCAACAAGAAATGCAAAAGGTTGAGCGCTACGGCAAAGAGCCACGTATGTCTGCAACCAAGCCCAAGATCTATACAGAGGCAGAGACAAAGCAGGCTGAAGATCTAATGACCTTGCTTCCAACGGTCACAAGCCTAGACGCGTTGCGGGATCTATTTACCGCTCACGCTGGCGTGTTGGATCTACCGCTAAACGGTACAACACTCAAGGATCTGTTCAACACTCGCGCTCAGGAGATGAAAAGTGAGTGAGCCTGTGACAGATGATCTGCAACTATCTTTCAAGCCATACGCAGGCACGCTTGGTTGGTACGGATCTGGGGCTACCAGCCTCAATCAGTCTCTCACTCTCAATCACGTCAGGGCGCAAGGCGAGCGCGGTTTGACGTGGTTTGAACTTGCAGAAATTATGAATTGGCACCACGGCACAGCGTCAGGTCAATTGTCGGTTTTGGACAAGGTGGGCTTGATTAGGCGCTTGAAAGAGAAACGTGGCAGATCCTCAGTTTACGTGTTGTTTGCTTACGTA